ACGACCTCGCCGAACTCGGCCAAGGCTCCGCGACTGGGAATCCGTGATACGAGGCGAGGACCCCAAGCCCCACCGCGGCTACCTCGCCTCCGAGATCACCACCATCACCGCGTGGCTCGTCGCGCACTTCGGGCCGCTCATCACCCACCCCGACGTGGCCGTTGACTTCGGCCGCGAGACAAAGCGGTGGCACCGGGAGCTCATGGAGAAAGCCCGCGCCGGGCAGGTCGACAAGCACGTCAAGCGCCCCTGCCCCCGCTGCCGCCTCTACACCCTGTGGGCACGCGACGGCGAGGACTACATCCGGTGCATCAACACTGATTGCAACCGCCGGATGACCAGGGAAGAACTCGCCGCGCTCGACCCGGCCGCGTAGCTAGCCAAGGCAGGGGTGGACAGGTACTCTCTAGTCCCAGGAGAACCATGTCCTCTGCCCGGAAGCTAAAGCAGGGCAAGCTGCACGGATTGCTTGACTCGCTGAGTACCCCCGGGAACTGGCTGTCGCTCCTGGTTTCGTTTCCAGGTGCGGATGCGATGACAGTTGGCGCAGACTACCTCACACTTTGCTATTTCCGCCAGCAGGACGCTCCGGGGTTCCCTGAGCAGGGCTGAGACTTCCGCGAGTTTCTTGAAACCTGGCAAGTGGTCGAAGTCGAGCGCGGCAGCGTGGCCCTTGTAGCCGCAATCAACGCAGCCGAGTTCCAGCTTCAGTTCGGTTACGAAGTCGCTGCCGCTCTGCTTGTCTCGCCGATGCCGCCTCCTGTTGTACCGCCTCCTGGCCTCGATCTCTCGGGGGCTGTACGGGGGAAGCCCGCGCTCGCGCCTCCGTCGGCGATTGGCCGCTCCGGAGGGTTGCTTACTATTGGCCATAGATCCGGGCACCTCCTTGCAGGTGTCTCGGGTTTAGGCTCCGGTGCCGGTGTTGACGCACCGCCCGGAGCCGCTCCAATGAGTATTCTACTTTACCTAGCTGACCTCTGCCCGGAAGTAACAGGCGGAGGGCATTTTTTCATGTCCGGAGGTGCACCCTGGTCGTCATCACGAGCCCGGACATGCTCCTCACCCGGCGCGAGGCGGCCGAGGTCGCGGACGTGGACATCGAGCGGCTGCGCCAGTGGGAACGCCGCGGCCACCTCGAGCGCGCCGGCCTGAATGACAAAGGCTGGCCCGTCTACCGGGCGCTCGACGTGGCCAAGGTCAAGCACAAGTTCCAGGGATACGGGCGCGGCGAGCTAGCCGCCTGACCTGAATCCGGGAGGTCACGGTGGAAGCCGCCGATCTCCCCGAGGGCTTCGAGGCGTGGCCAAGGGAAGTGCAATCCCGCTTCCTCGAGGAATACCACGCCCTGTACTTCCCGAAGCTCCGCTGGTGGCAGAAGCCCGAGACCGATGAGGAAGACAGCGGGCCGAGGAGCAAGCAGCTTCCGCCTGATCACCCGCGCCACGCCCTGCCGGACAACCGGGGCTACAGGTGCGGCTGTTCCCACGGGATACCGAACTGCACCGAGTGCCCGCCATGCCGGGGTAATCCCGACTGGTCCATCTGGCTCAACCTCACGGGCCGTGGCTGCGTAGCCGGCCACACGCTCATCTACCTGCCTCTTGAGGACAGGCACGAGCGGATAGACGTGCTCACGGCCGCCGGGAAGCCCATCACGGTCCTCGCGCTCACCGCTGACGGCCCAGCGCCCGCCGTAACTGAGGGTGCGCCGTTCCTCAAGGGCGTCGCCGGCCTCTACGTGGTCGCGACCGAGGACGGCCAGGTCATCACGGTGACCGATGAGCACCGCTTCCTGACACCGGAAGGATGGCGGCAGGTCGCCGACGTGCGCGCCGGGAGCTTGCTCCGGGCAGTGGGCCGCGAGTGGACGCAGGTAACCGGCATCACCGCCACCGGGACCGGCCTGTACTACGACATGCACGTCCCCGGTCCGGAGAACTATGCGGCCGAGGGCCTGTGGAATCATAATACCGGGAAAACGAAAGCCGGTTCGAACTGGACCCTGGAAATGGCGCTGTCCAAGCCGGACATCCACGTCGGCGTCTGCGGCCCCACCTACGATGACGTCCGCGCGGTGTGCCTTGAGGGTGAATCCGGGCTGATCGCCGAGGCGAAACGCAGCGGCGTCGAGATCGCCGACTACAACAAGAACCGGCAGGAAATCCTCCTGCAGAACGGGTCCAAGATCCGCGGGTTCTCCGCCGAGAAACCCGACTCGATCCGCGGCCAGAACCTGTCGTTCGTCTGGTTCGACGAGCTGGCATCCATCCGCTATTTCGAGTTCTACCACGAGGGCCTGATGCCCGCCCTGCGCAAAGGCGACCGGCCCCGGCTGATGATCACCACCACCCCGAAGCGCATCCGGCTGATCCGCAAGCTCATCGAGGACTCCGGGCACGAGTTCGCCGCCAAGGACGGCGGCCCCGGGACCGGCGTCCACCTCACCGAGGCGACCAGCGCGGAGAACATCCACTTCTCCCGTGCGCAGCGTGAGCGCCTCGAGCGCGAGTATGCCGGCAACCCGGTCATGCTGCAGCAGGAACTTCAGGGCAAGCTCCTGGCTGATGCGGCGGGCAGCTTGTTCCCGATCGAGCAGTTCAACGAGACCCGCGTGTTCCCCGCCAAGGACAGCCTGCCGCAGTGGCGCCGCGTCGTCGTCGCGCTCGACCCGGCCACTACGTCCAAAGACTCCAGCGACGAGTCCGGCATCGTGGTGCTGGCCGAGGGTGACGACGAGGACTTCTACTGCCTGGAGGACTGCTCCGGCCGGTTCTCCCCTGACCAGCAGATGCGCGTCGTAGCCGAGGCGTACTACCGCAATAACGCGGACTGCGTGGTCGCCGAGGTCAACATGACCGGCGACTACATGCGGGCGCTGTTGTCAACGGTTGACCCGAGCATTCCGCTGCGGACCGTGCACGGCATGAAAGGCAAGGTCAGCCGCGCGCAGGGGCCTTCGTCGCTGTTCATGCAGGGCCGCATCCATCATGTCGGCGACAACTTCCGGCTGCTCGAGGACCAGCTGTCCGCGATGGCCGAAGGGGACGACCGGAACCGGATGCGAGACGACCGGGCTGACGGGTGGGTGTGGGGAATCCTGCACCTGTCCGGGTCCGGCCAGGGTAACTGGGCGCAGGCGTACGGGTTCCGTGACTGCTACAGCTGCGGGGCGCGGGTCAACGAGGACAAGGACCTCGCGTGCCACCACTGCGGTGCCAAGGTCGAGCCGGCGAAGCCGAAGCACGCTGGCGGCCGTCCCGCGCAGGTCCCCTGGTCTGAGGCGTACCTGAGGACGTGCCCGAAGTGCGAGGCGAAGTACACGCCGCGGGAACGCTCCTGCCCTAAGTGCAGTCCCAGCCCGGAGAACTACTTGCAGCGGGCCCTGGCCTCATCGCAGGGCGGCGGGGGGAAGCTCGGGTACACGGGCGGTAACTGGCTGGCGGGAAGGAAGTTCTAGCGCCTGCGCAGGCGGCCGATCAGGTACCACGTCCGGCACAGCAGGACTATCAGGACCGCGGTGATGCCCCGCGGGAGAGCGGCGAGGAAAACGCTCAACCGATGACCTCGACCTGCTCGTACAGCACTCGGGACATGCGCAGTTGCCGGTCCGGGGCGACGTCGCCCGCAACCTCGTACAGCACGTCCTGGCTGACCGTGACGTATGCAGGCAGGACTCCGGCAGGCGAGTGCGTCCTGATGTTCTCGACAGGTACCAGCACTACCTTGTAGCCGCCCTGCGTGCTGTCGTGGTTCATGGCAACGGAGGGTACCTGAGTTCGCGCCGGCGCGTCTTAGATGGCGGAAGCATGTTCTAAATGGTAGCTTGAACTTGCGGACCTGACGCCGGGCGCGGCGACGGGCAGGTGTGACCGGTACTGGCCAGAGGATCAGTTGCCGGAGAGCTACCCCCGGAGCGCCTTCGGTGGCCAGGGACGCGACCAGGGAACCCGCCGCCCCACGAGACCCCCGGCAGCCGTGATGGCAGAAGACCGGCAGGCCTCACCGGATCACGGCGGGTGACTAGGTGGCCCAGGACCGTCCGGGGCCGTCGGCTAGCTTCTGCTAGCTCAACAGGAACGGTACTTGAGTCTCACCTGCTTGACGAGATGGAAGCTGAGCGCCGGGGCTAAGCCGCCCGGCGTTCCTTCTCTGCGCGCCTTAGCTCTGCTGTCGTACGGGGCCGCCAGCCAGAGTCCTTCACGCCGCCTCTCCCTCGCTGCGCTCTTGACCTTTCAGGGGGACCGAGTGCCGCTCACCCGCCAGCAGAAGCTCGACGCCCAGGTCATCTTCGCCGCCGGGGAAGCCTGCACCGACTGCGGCGGCATCCACAAGCGCGCCTGCCCGAGGGTGAAACGCAAGGTCTTCCACCCCAACGGGAACCTGATCGAGGTCGAATACCGCGACAAGTTCGATGACTCGGCCATCGTGTGGCCCGAGGACGCGTTCGACCCCGATGACGCGGAGGCTGCCGGTGGATGACGAGGCCCCTCCCGAGGCCCCCGAGCCTGAGCCATCCCCCGCCCCGTTCACCCCCGAAGACACCGGCTACCAGGCCATCGTCAGCGAGTACGTCGGCCTCCAGCGCGCCGGGGCCGGCCCTGTCGGCGCCGCGCTGATCACCGCGGCGCACCTGCTGTACCTCGGCCTCGCGAACGGCACGCAGGAACCCTGATGCTTGACGTCCGGCCCGGTGACCGGGTGCAGGTTAAACGGGAACACGACGAGGGATACATCCTCACCCAGGTCCGCACCCCTCCCGGCATCGCGAAGGCCGTCAAGGGGACCGGGATGGACGCCCGGATCGTCGTGGAACTCGACGGCGGGCAGCAGATGGCATACAGGCCGGGCGAGCTTGACCGGATCGTCCTGCTGGACTTAACCGCCGGGAGGCGTGTGAATGAGGCTGGTCTTCCAAAGTAACGCTCCCTGGAACAATTCAGGCTACGGCAAGATGACGGCGCTCTTCGTCCCGCGTATTGCCACCCTGGGGCATGAAATCACGATCTCCGCTCCCTACAGCTTCTCCGGGACCCCCCTCAAATGGGAATCCTTCGACGTGCTGCCCGGCGCCCGGGACGTTTCGGGCCAGGACACGATCCTGACCAATCACGAATACTGCCGCGCGGATTACACTGTCGTCCTCGCCGACCCGTTCAGCTTGCGGCGGTGCGCCCGGGAACTCTCCCAGATCCCGCTCGTCCTGTGGTTCCCGGTGGACTGCGACCCCCTGGGCAGCGGCGACGTGACCGTCCTGCGCGAGAGCGGTGCCGTCCCGGTCGCGATGTCCCGCTTCGGCCAGCGCGTCCTGGCTAACGAAGGCGCGGACCCGCTGCTCGTCCCCCTCGCCGTCGATACCGGGATCTTCCGCCCCGGCGACCCGCATCCCTACCGGGACAGTGTTCCCGGAGTTGACGACGACACGTTCGTCATCGGGATCTGCGCGATGAACAGGGACCTGGTACGCAAGGGATTCCAGGAGCAGCTGCTCGCGTTTTCCCGGTTCCACGCCAGGCACCCGGACAGCTTCCTGGCCATCCACAGCACCCAGGGGGCGAACCCCGGGCTGAACCTGAAGGGGATGGCGGACCAGCTGGGCATCACCGGCGCCGTGAGTTTCCCCGATTCGTACAGTTACGACCTGGGCCTGATCACCGAAGAGCACCTGGCGACCTGGTACAACGGCCTCGACGTGCTCTCCGCGTGCTCCTACGGGGAAGGTTTCGGCCTGCCTCTGGTCGAGGCCCAGGCGTGCGGTGTCCCGGTGATAACGACGGATGCCTCCTCGATGAGCGAGCTCTGCGGCGCGGGCTGGCTGGTGTCGGGTACCCCGTTCTGGACGGACGGGCACCAGGCATGGTGGAAGCGCCCCGATGTCACCGACATCGAGCAGGCGTACGAGGCGGCGTACTGCGCCCGCGACCGGGGCGAGCTACCCAAGAAGCCTGCCTATGATTTCGCTCAGCAGTTCGACGCGGACAGGGTGTTCGAGGACTTCTGGGTGCCGGCGCTGGCGCAACTTGAGGAAATGCTCGCGTAATGCCATCGCCAGGACTTACGACGCCGCTTCATACCTGGACCGACCGTCTCTCTAGGAGGTTACATAATGCCCACGCTTAATGATGACGAGACGCTCGGCTCACCGCAGAATGTTATCCTGTGGGCTGTGTATACCAGGATTAGTTAAACGCAGTTGTCTAACCCCTGGCGGATGGCGCCGCTAACACCTGACGGTCCTGCGGTCGCGACATCGATCACACTTGAGGAGACAGCAGCACTCGGCAGTCTCGCCCTGGGGCGTGACTGCCTGGAAGTCGGCTCAGCCTTGGGTTACTCGGCGATCATGATGGTCCGCCTGGGCGCCAGGAGCGTCACGGCTATCGACTGGCACCAGCCCTGCGACTCCGGGTTGCAGGAAGAAGGCACCTATGAGGCCATGCAGAAGCATCTCAGATGGTACAAAGCGGATTCTGCTGTTACCATGATCCGCCAGTCAAGCCAGGAGGCGCTCCCTGACCTGATAGCGCAGGGCAGGGAGTACGGGCTGGCTTTCATCGACAGCGATCATTCTTATGAGAGCGTCAGGCATGACGTCAGCAAGGCGATACATCTGGTGCCCAGCGGATTCATCGCCTCCCATGATTACGGCGACGGGGGCATTGAGAGCGTGACCCGCGCCCTGGATGATATTTTCCCCGGCGGTCCGGACTGGCTGATCGGGACATTGCACGTGGTGAAGGTGCGCGGATAATGCCACTCGCGCGGACTTATGATGCAGTAAAAGGCGCTGTAATCACTACGCCTCACGATGGCTATCTCGACAGGCTGTCCCGCTGGAGTGACATCCAGGAATACCTCCCGTTCCTGCATGAGCAGGCGAAGCTGAGAGAGAACACCTGGGTGCTGGAACTTGGCGCCAGGAAGGGGAACTCCACGCTCGCGTTTCTCGCGGGGGTGACTGAAGTCGGGGGGCATGTCTGGTCGGTGGATGTCGCGAATGTGATCAGCGATCCTGCGGGGATGGCTCCCTGGAGGGGTAGCAGGCGCTGGACGTTCATTCACGGCGATGACATGGATCCGGCGATCCAGGCAAACCTGCCCCGCAGGGTGGATGTGCTCTTCATAGACACCAGCCACGAATACGAGCATACGCTGGGAGAACTCCGCGCATACATGCCCAGGGTCGCCCCCGGCGGGGTGGCCCTGTTCCACGACACGCACCTGATGGGCTGGCCCGGGTACGGGTGGGACCAGGATGTCTCACCGGTCTGGGCGGCGCTGGACGAGTACTGCGCTGAGGCGGGACTTGAGTGGGAGGACGTGGGCGGCGTTTACGGCCTGGGCGTGATCCGGCCGTGAGATGCCCCGCATGCGGCCAGCAGGCGCCCGCCCGGGTCCCTTATGAACCAGTGAAGATCATCGAGGTAGCGAGCCGTGACGCAGACGGTATCCCAGACGAGTACCGGGAGTACTTTCTCCCCGGTGAACCCGAGACTGCTGGAACTGCTCCAGAGCGGCGAGTTCGACTGGGACAACCTGAGGCACCGCGAGGCATACCTGCGGGCGTGGGTGAACCGTCCGCTCGCGCAGAAAGAAGAAGATCTTGACGGATCTGCTGGCTGAGCCCGTCCGCTGGGACGGCAGGCCGGAAACACTGGAACTGCTCCGCGAGCGGATGCCGGAGTGCCTTAACTCATACGACAAATCCGCTGGTGTCCTGCATGTCAAGACGCTCAGGAAGGTGTCGGCGAAAGGGTCCGTCCATGACGTCGCCATCGTCCCGACCGGCTGGTACGTGACCCCCCGGATCTGCCGCGTGCACGGGCAGAGGTACGCGGCCATCAAGCCAGCCCCGGAGGTTCAGTGACCGGCGATCTCCTGGTCATCGTCCCCAGCCGGGGACGGCCGCAGAACATCGCCAGGCTCCTTGACTCGGTGCACGCCACCAGCCGGGCAACAACCCACCTGCATGTCGCCGTCGATGAGGACGACGAGACGCTGCCCCAGTACCAGGCCGTCATGGACAAGGCCGGCGGCGAGCATGACGTGCTCGAGACCGGGCCCCGCAAGGGCCTGTGCGCGTGGACGAACGAGGTGGCCGTCAGGCGCGCGGGTGAGTACCCGTTCCTCGCCTCCTTCGGCGATGATCACGTGCCGGGCACCCCAGGTTGGGACAGGGCACTGACCCGCGCGATCACCAACGCGGGGGGCACCGGGTTCTCCTACCCGTTCGACGGCACCCGCGACGACATCCCCGAGGCCGTCGTCCTGTCCAGCAACATCGTGCAGGCGCTCGGCTGGTTCTGCCTTCCGGAACTGTCCCATTGGTATCCCGATTGCGTCTGGGCGGATCTTGGGCGCGCCATCGGATGCCTGCGGTACCTGCGGGCCGTCAAAGTCGAGCACGCCTGGAAAGCCGACCAGACCTCGAAGGACTCCGGGGAGCACCTCACCGCGGACCGCGACGCCTACTGGGCGTGGCGCAAGACCCGGATGGCCGCCGACATCGCGACGCTCACCGCGCTCCGTGAGAAGGTCCCGGTACCCGCCTGATGCCCCGCGCCCTGATAACTGGGATCACGGGGCAGGATGGCCTGTACCTGGGCGAATTCCTCGCCGCCAAAGGGTACGACGTGTACGGGATGGTCCGGGGTCAGTCGAACCCGAAGATCCCGGTCGTCGAGGAGATCATCCCGTCCGCCACCCTGCCCGAAGGGGACCTGCGGGACCTGTCCAGCCTGATCAGCGTCATCGAGACGGCACAACCGGATGAGATCTACAACCTCGGGGCGATGAGCTTCGTCGGGTTGTCGTTTAAGCAGCCGGAACTGACCGGGGATATCACCGGGATGGGTGTCCTGCGGATGCTGGAAGCCGTCCGCATCTGCGGGTCGTCCGGGGTCCGGTTCTACCAGGCGTCCAGCTCGGAGATGTTCGGGACCGCGCAAGAGGCACCGCAGGATGAGACCGCGCAGTTCCATCCCCGCTCCCCGTACGGGGTCGCGAAGGTGTTCGGGCATTACATGACGCAGAACTACCGCGAGTCTTACGGCGTATGGGCGTGCTCCGGGATCCTGTTCAACCACGAGTCACCCCGCCGGGGGTCGGAGTTCCTGACCCGGAAAGTGACCCGCGCTGTCGCGAGGATAGCGACGGGACGGCAGAAGACTCTCGCCATCGGGAACATGGACGTGTCCCGGGACTGGGGTTTCGCCGGCGATTACGTCGCGGCGATGTGGCTGATGCTCCAGCAGGATCAGCCGGATGATTATGTCATCGCCACCGGGGAAAGCCATTCCGTCCGGGATCTCCTTGATGCCGCCTTCCGTCACGCGGGGATCGGGGACTGGCAGCCCTACGTGGTGCAGGATGAGCGTTTCTTCCGCCCGGCAGATGTCTCCCTCCTCGTCGGTGACGCATCCAAGGCGCACGAAAAGCTCGGCTGGCACCCGAAGGTTGATTTCGGGCAGCTGATCGGGATGATGGTCGACGCCGACCTGGCCCGCGAGAAGCGGCACTCAGTGTGATGCAGGCCTAAGCCGGCGGCCGGTAGGCATCGAGATCGAAGAGCGTACCCATAGCCTCTTCCGGGACGCTCTTGCTGCGCGACGGCACTTCAAGTCAGGTCACAAGTTCCGGGCGCAATTCTTGTGCCTGGCTAGAAAAGGAGTGAGTTAAATTGGCTCTGGCCAGAGTTTATAACGTTGATTCCGGTTCCAGTACGGGCATCACGATCGGCAGCACCACCCCCGGCTCGGAGTTCCCCCTCATCTACGGGCAGACCACCTCGGAGTTCAACGTCTCCGCGATCCGCGTGGGCACCTACTCGGGGTCGTCCGCGTACTACCCGTCGAACGGGACGATCACGTGGCGGCTGCGCAGGGTCAGCTCCACGTTCAGCGCCGGACTGCAGGGCGGCACCGGGAGCGCCTACTCGGTCGGCCAGTCCACCACGGCCCCGGTGTCCCTGTGGTACTACTCCACGTGGACGAACGCCACCGGGACGTTCGCCACCACGTCGGGCATCATGTGGGAGCAGACCATCCCGTGCACCGCCGGCGCCAACTGGGGTGAGTGGTTCACGCCAGGATTCGAGATCAACGTCGGCC